CGTGACTGCGGTGAACAGGAGATCGTTGTTCGTGCCTGTGAGTGCCGTCGTGAGCGTGGCCGCCACGGCTGTGAACTGTGTTTCCACCTTCACCTGGATCCACGTCCCGCGCGGCGCAAACTTGCCCAGCGTTGCGTAGCCGGTGACACTCGACGGTAGCGACACCAAGAGTGGCACTTCCAGCACGCGCTTCGTGCGGGCGTTGGCGGTCGGGTTCGCGAGCGCGTAGTCCAGTGCGTCCAGCGCCACGCCATCTACGATCGGCGTAATACGGATTGGGACGGCACGCTCATGGATGACGGAGACGTAGAGGGAGAAGAACGCGACTTCGCCGCCCTCGCCAGCAATGGCTAACCGATCCGACTGTGCGAGCACCTGATAGTCGCTGGAGTCGTCGAGATACCCCTCATCAGCCACCAGCAAGTTTGCGCCCGACGCCGGCGCCATGAATAACCGCGGTTTGCCCACGTCAGTCTACCGAGAAAGCAATCCCGGACAGTGAGAGCCAGGTCGCAGAGGACGCGGTGCCCAACACGACATCGCCGTTGGTGGCAACGTCAACGACCTCAATGGCACCGTCGGCGACCACCGCGAACTGATGCCGCTTGGTCGGCCGGAAGCCCGTGGGCAGCGTGAAGAGCGTGGTTCCTGCGCTCGCCACACCATCCTTAATGGAGCCCCGGAGATGCACGATGCCGTCGGCGGTCTTGGCGTAGCCCGCATTGGCATAATTCGCGGCGTCGTAGTTGACCCACGAGTTGAGGAGCGTCGGTGCAGTCCACGAGAGCGCCGAGCCGCCGGGGAGGCCGGAGATGGAGACGCGCAGTTCAGAACCGTCCAGGCACTTCTCCAGGGTGCCTTGTCCAGCCGACGGCGAGCCAGACGTAACGTGTTTGAGCTTGAGCGCCCCAATCGTCGCATTGTAGATCGTGGTGAGCGTGTCAGGCATCAGCAGTTCTTCGGGGTCGCGCCAGCCGTCACCACCCAATCGGAGTAATCATCCACGGCGAACTGCGTCACCTTGGTGCGCGCGCGACCGCGGACATTCACGAGGGCCGATGGGCAGAGTCCCACGACGCCATCCGCGAGTGTGGCGTCCGCCCCGGTGGTTGTCGTCGCCCCCCAGTCGTTGAGCGCATTCCGTTCGACCTGCGCCTCGAACACGCGCGTGCCGCTGGCGTCGTACTCGGTCGGCAAGGACCACGACACGTCATACTGCTGTACGACGCTATCGGCGACGATGCTGACGGTCTGAGCCGGCGGCAGGGGCCCTACCCAGCGCGATTGCGTGAGGTTCGCGCCGGTCACCCAGGTGGACGTGAAGCGCATACGGAAGCTCTTGGTCGCTTCGCCTAATGTGTTCACGTCGGCACGCGCACGGCGCAGGGCGAGGTCTTGCGTGACAGTGAGCGCGACCCACGCGCCGCCGCCTGTGCTGTCGTATTCAACAACGTAGGTCACATGTGGGTGATCGCTCCCTGGACACGTCGAGTCGAACAGGAAGTCCATGTACTCCTGAGTCCCAGACGTGCGGAGCCATCCGCCAGCCGCGATGGCGGGGAAGGTGCCGCCGAGGACCGGCGTGACGAATGTGGTATCGACGTTCGCCTGTCGCGCCGCCGCCGGCCACAGCGCTGGGTCGCTGGACACATAACTCGCTTTGGTCAGTCCGTTCAGCTTCACCCGCACGGCCACCGTGTGACGCATGCCTTGGAGCCGGCCCGTTGCGGCAATCGCAGCCGTTGCACCAGTGACGGCCACTGTACCATACAGCGCCCACGTGCCCGTGGACTCCGGCTTGATCCAGAGTTCCATGATTTCGCCGCCGAACAACGTGCCGAGAATGTTGGCGGTGACGGTGAAACCCGTTGGGGTAATGGACCCAACGCTCGCGATCTCGCTATAGGCGTCTGGCATCACGAGCGACCCTTCATACAGGATCCCGGCCGCACGCATCGCGCTTGTAAACTCGCGATAGCTCCAGCGTGGCTGCTCGTCGCGGAGGTGCAGCACATAGGCCCACTTCCCGAACACGAACAACACGTCTTTCCGATCGGGCAGGTAGCACGCGAATCCATTGGCCAGGTCAGGGTCGGCAGCGTCGCTATCCGGGTCTGGGCCAGCCAAATCGAGCGGCAGCGACAAGTCCACCGAGCGCCCGCCGTCCGTTAGGCGCGGACCTTCCAGGCTCCAGAAGTAATTGACGCCGCCGACAGTCACCGAGAGCAGTGCGCCCGCCTGTCCATACAGCTCATCGAGCGGGAGGATACCGAAGTTGAGTGGAGACGTGCCAACGATGCGGTACGATTCTGACTCTTTGCGGATCACAAGCGCGTCGCCCGCCGTCGCCAACTCGACCACTTGGTCACCGCGCTGGCCGGCGAGGAACCAATGTTCCGGCTCGAAGTCGTCCGGGATACCAGGCTTGGAGATGCGGACGATTTCCGGTCGGTCCTCGTCGGAGTCGGTGCCATAGCCGGAGCCCACGATGTACTTGAGCCAGCGCTTGACCTTGCGGAACTTGATGTCGTTCGCCGAGCCGTCGCGGTCCAGGTCACCCGTCAGTGACGCGATCGTGCCAGCCGCCAGGTCGTAGACCTTCGTGACCTGTCGGCGCCCTATGATCTGTTCGTCGTGCGCGATGATGAGTTTGTCGTTGGAGTCCGCCGCGCTCACCCGTGGAATGGCGTCCGTGGATGCAAGGCTCCATAACTCGCCGATGTAGGTGGCCGAGTCACCTGCGCCCGTGACCTGCCAGAGCCGCACCTTGTACGTGCTGGAACTGTAGGCGATGAGCGCGCCGACACCGCTGGAGCGGATCGTGAAGATGCCAAGGATGTGTGTCTCGCCCGCCAGCGACAACTGACGCTGCAGCCCCTTCCGCATCTCTATCTTGCCGGGCAGGAGATGCACATTGCGGAGGTCCGAGCAGTTGGTCGCCTGGACAACCATGGAACCGCTCACGCGATCCAGCCCTGAACCAAACGGGATCGGCACCTTCGGACGGACACCCACGGCTATGGGCCCTCCAGTACCGGCACGATGCCGGCCGTCACACTACCATCGAAGCCAGCGAGACTCCCTTCATTGGTCGCCGTAGCGTTGGTGAAGGGATACCAGAGGTCCGGCGTCACCACGTTGGCATCCAACGCCTCAGCTTGTACCTGCGCCTGAGAGAGGGCCGTGGCGAGCCAGACCCGCACGTCGTTGACATTGCCACCGAAAGCGTTGTAGGCACCGACGGTCCCGCCAACGATGGCGTTCACTCCGGTGCTGGCGGCTGAGAGCGCGGATGGCACCGTATTCGAGAAGGACAGCGTCTCGGCAGCGTCGGCCGAATACCCCCCGCCAGAGCGCACGGACAGGTACATCTTGACACGATTGGCGTTGCTGCTCTGCGCGCCATCAAAGACGACCGTCAGTTTGTACCGTGTGCCCGCAACGAGCGTCGTGCTCCCCGCGCATGTTACTTGCTGGTTCGTCGCGCCATTCCGAAGAATGACAATCGGCTTGTTCGCCGTATTGAGTCCGAGATAGAACTGGTCGCGATTGTCGCCACCAACCGTGTCGTTGTAGCGCGCAAAGAGCGCTTGAAAGGCACCAGTGAGGGTGACCGTGAACCAGACCGTGACGGTGAGCTTTGTGGCGTTGTTCAGCGCAGTGAGGTCCCCCAACGTGATCTTTTCGCTGGTACTGCCAGGAAACTGGTAGGCGTCATAGGTCGGCCCGGGCGGCGTGCCGCATTCGGTCCATGTGCTTGCCGGCGGAGTGACGTAGGCCGCAAAGGTAGAGGCTGGCGGCGTGACACAGGCCGCGAACGTGCTGGCAGGCCGCACGGGCGTCTCGGTGAACACGCTCGTGATCGCGTCGCGCCAGCCGCCCATTGGTTACCCGTCCAGTCGGCTATGGACGTGCGGCGCGAGGAAGCGCGACGTGAGCGGCGTATAGGTGCCGACGTGCGCCTGGAAATCCGCCAGCAGGTCCTTCTCTTCGGCGTCGAACGATCCGAGCGCCAGTGCGCGCTTCTCCTGCGGTGTCGCGCTCGCCTTATTCGTGAGCCACTTCGCCAGGTCCAGCTCTAGCAGCGTGTCCCACGGCGCCTCAAGCTCAGCGGCCTTCGCGGCATCGCCGTCACCCCATAGCGCCGGGAGTTTCGCGTAAAAGATTTTGATGGACGTGACGAGGTTCAGGTCAGTGCCGACGCTAATCAGAACGCGATCACGCAAATAGGCGCGGGGCGCATATTCCGCATTCTGGTCCTCAGGACGCACGAGGTTGATCTTGTCGCCGGCTGCGTAGGCGCTCGTGCCAGGGTCCAGTACTTCAATGCGCTGTACCAGCGCGGGCGTCGGCACGGGGTCCGCGAAGTCGTTGAGGTCTGCGTTGCCGCTCGACAGGTTCGCCGTGGCGCATGTCCCGAATCGCTCGGGGTTGATCTGCGCTGCCTTCTCGTAGAGTTGGCGCTGGCGGTAGCCGATCCGGCGGTACATGGGGCCGCGGGCGGTCGGGTAGTCAACCCCGAACTCGGCGAGCCGCCCAAGGGCGCGGTCTACGAGTTGGTCGCCGGTCTGGCCCATCGCTTACGCGGCCTCGGGAAGCCCGCTGCCTGCCAAGATCGAGACAAGCGGGATGCGCGTCTGTGTGTTAAAGCGCTGCATATGGCCGTATTGGCGCCGCTCGCCTACGTCCTCGTGCTCCAAGAACGCGATGAAGAGCTTGGCCCAGTCGTTCCGCTGTTCCTTGAGCGCCGGCAACTCGTCGCCGCGCTTGTCCTTGATCGCCAAGTAGATCGCGACTTCGAGCACCAAGAGCTCGTTGTATGCCTCGATCCACTGGGCGTCGAGGGCCGTGTCGATCGTCGCGGGGATCGCGGGCCGCTTCGAGTACCAGAAGGTGAGCGTGCCGTCCTGCGGACTCTTCGGCTCCGTCGTCGCGCTGGCGCTGGCGGGGTAGTACTTCTGCCCGTAGCGATAGACCGCCTGCTTGCCGGGTTCCGCGCTCCGTTGGTCATAGGGCACACGGACGATCTCTGTGCCAGCGGTGACGTTCGCCGGCGGGCTCGCCGATGCCGCTTCGATGCGGAAAATGCTTTCGGCGTCCTCCGGCCGCACCCAGCCACCGCTCGCAAACGCAACGTTGGCCGTCGTGGCAAAGAACGTGGGATTGACGCGGGCACCGAGCGCATACAGCCCACGGAGGGCTCGGCCTACGAGTTGGAGCAGTTCGGCCGACTCGCTCGCGATGGTGCCGGGGACGTTGAGCTTGCTCTTCCCGTAGGCCCACGTAATCAGGTTCGTCGGCGTGACGGTAACAGGCATTAGAACACGTCCTCACGGAAGGTGCTGACGCGGGCACGTTTCGAGAGCCGGAGCGTCGAGAGGTAGGTCGCCTCGGCCTGGACGGCCTCGGCCTTCTTCATGGCGACATCAATGACAATCCCGCGGGCGGCGGCATGTTCGGCCGCAACGGCCGCGCCATACGCCACGAGGCACGGCCGCGCGGCGTCAGGGACGAGGAAGTAGTCTGTGAGGGCCGCGAACGCCGGCGCGTTCGGCGTATAGCGGAGTTCGACCGATTCCACGTCGGTCCAGTCGGTTTCGTCGCCACACAGGAACAGCGTTTCGCCCATCAGGTACACGGCCGGCCACCACAGGGGAGCGTGGCGCCGGCCGTAGCTGGTGATACAAAGCGCATCTCGCTCGCCGTCCGCATAGCGCACGGTCCCACCGATGACCGCTTTCAGCGCCGGCAGCGCTGCGCCGCGGTCCACCCAGAGCGTAAGCGGCTTGGTATAGTCGATGTAGGCTACGCCGCTCGCATCGAGCCGCACGAGATAGCCGCGCCGCTCGGTCTCGCTCGGCAGGCCCGTAACGACAACCCGCTCACCGTCGGCCTCCAGTGTCTCGGCGACTACGCGCATCCGTGAGTCGTCAGTCGGTAGCGTCGTCCAGGCGGCGTGCGTCCATGTGTCAGCGGTGTTTGCAGTGACTTTCCGCTGCTGGCCGTACCCCGGCCCTTGGACGATTTCGAGGATCTTCCCGACATCGGCGTTGGTGCCGCGCCCCGCGCCCGTCGAGGTCGTCGTGGTGGATGTGGCTGCGGTCACAGAGCGCTCGGCGACGGCGACTACGGCGCTCGCGTCGAGGTTCACGAGCCGGCCGGCCTCGGCGCGGTCGGGCGAGAGCGCACTACCGCTCACGGTCCCGGGGACGCCACCCAGCGTGCCAACGCCGGCGACATCGGGGGCGTTGGCGTCGTCGAACGCGAGCGCGAGCGCGATCTGCTGTGCGCAGTACGTCTTGTCGCGCTCGACTGCGCGGCCGATCAGCTCGTTCTGTTTGTTGGACAGGAACGCCGCGAGCACCTTGCTCGGCACGCGGGATTCATCGAACGCTGGATGGAGAAATCGGACATCGTTGATGATGTCCGATAATTGGAGCGACACGGCGACCCGTTACTCCTTGGGGACCGGCGGCGGTGCCACGCCTGCGGCTTCGAGCGCGGCCTGGAGCACCGCCTTGGAGGCGTTCGGCGCGACCTTCACCTTTTTGGCCTTTGCGAGCTCCTTCATGCCGCTCTTGCTGACATGCGCCCAGGGGTCTGCAGGCTCCGTCGCTTCCGTTACTCCACCGAGCGGTGGAGTAACGGCCCCAGTAGGCGCCGCCGGAACCGCCGGAGCTGTCTTGTCGCGGAGATTGTAGTTCGGGTCGATGAGCGCGGGGCCGACGATCAACTGCTCAACGCCCGTTCCGACCACCCGGTTCTTCTGTACCGCAGCAGCGCGCTCAGCCAGCGGCGCCCCGATCAGCGATGGTCCGCACGGGCCAGCCAGTGCGAGCACCTGGTCGTCAGTGAGTTTCGCGACGGCGGCAGCAGTCAGGAAGCCAGAGTCGTCGCGGTCGGTCGATGTGGTCATTGGATCACTCGTTGGATGGTGTAGCCGCTGCGCGCGACGTGGTGGTCCGGGTGATCGTGCCGCGTCACGGAGTGGGAGAGCGTGAAGGCGTAGCGCCACGCATCGCGCGCACGCGCGGGGTCCGTCAGGTCCGCCCGGGCCGCTAGCCGGTCCTTGTCCTGTGCGGCCTCCAGTTCGCGGAATAGTTCGGCGTCGCTCGTGTGCCGGAGCTTCCAGAGCATCCGGCGGAAGTCCTCGACTACGGCGCCCTCGAAGCCGGCGACCTTGGGGTGCTCACGATACTCGGCCATCGGGCGGAACCCTTGGAGCGCCAGGAGCGCGAACTGCACGCGACCCACCAATCGGCGGCTGGGCCGGAGATGTGGCGGGGCCGTGTGGATGGCGTGCAGCGCACGCGCCATGATGGACTCGGCTTGCGCGATGGCGTCGGCGTGCCAGCGCACACGGCCCAGGATCCAGCGGCCGGCACCGAGATACAGCAACTCGGCGGTTTCATCGATCTCCCGCAGTCGCCGGATCACGTCGGGGGACGCGACCCGGCTCTGGGGGAACTGCACCTTCGACTCCAGGGACAGCATTACGCCGGCCCCAGGTCCTGCTCCAGTGGGAAGGGCCGGATCTCGATGACGACGAACCCGTTGGCCAGTACACCTGAGCCGTCGGTCGTGAGTTCGACCGTCAGGGCCTCCGTACTGGACCCGCGGACATCGGCCTTGGTAGTGGACAACGTTTGTGCGTCCTCGGTCGCCGCGGTAAACGTCCCCGCCGCGACGGCCTCGCGCGTTGCGTTCTTGACCTTGAACGACACGGTGCCCGCCTTGGTGCGGCAGAACGACCGCACGCGCGTCACCTGATACGCGAAGCCCACGACGAGCGAAAAAATCACCGCATCGGTCAACGACAGCGCGGTGATGACGGGGATGACGAGGAACTTCTTCGCCGTCGCCGCGTCCTTGTGAATGTTCTTGTCTCTTACAGCCATCTCAGGATCTCCTTAGCGAGTTTTGGTGGCCGGCCTTCGGAGGGCCGGGTGGCAGAACGGGCGCCCGAGAAGATCCCGGACGCCCGCGCTGGGGTTGGTCACGCTGACGTGCTGTGGATCAGGGAATCGGTTACGCCGCTGCCAACCCAGTGATCTTGGCGTTCGCACCCGGATTGCCGGACCCCAGGTTCTCCTCCTCGATGTAGACCGCGAAGAAGGCGTCCTTGCGGCCCGTCGAGTTGACCACGCGGTTCCACACCGAGCCATCGGTGTCGTCCCACCGGCCCGTGCCGATCTTGTACCGCTGGATCGAACTCGGGTCGATGAGATACGCGCGGGAACTTGGCACCTTGCGTGCGGCGCGCACCTTGGCCGTGCGGTCGCCCAGGATCATCTTGAGCGTCGCCTTCCCGCCCTGGTACGTCCCCGCGGGGTCGTTGATGATGCGATCGTTCTTGAGGTTCTTCCAGAACGAGCGCTGGCCCGAGCGGTTGACGAGGATGATCGACGGGCGCCCACCGATGCGCTCGAACGCCTGCGCGTCGGCGTAGTCCATGATGTCCTCCGAGAGCTCGGAATTCCACGAACCCGCCGTGGAGTCGATGATCTGCGCCTTGAGCTCGGGGTATGTGGTCCGCGAAAGACCCTGGAACGTGGCGACGTTGGTGCCGTCGTCGATGATGCCTTCCAGCCCCATCATCTCACGGGTGGAGTACCCATACACGTTCGCGTCGCCGAGGAACACGTAGTCGTTGTCGGCGCCCGAGGTCGGCACGGCGTCGATATCGATTTCGTTGTTGGCGTAGTCCACCGACGTGACGACCGCGGCACCGGTACGCGGCGAGGAACCGTTAGCATTCGGGCTCCAGCGGAGCGAGTCGTCCCGAAGCAGCAGGTTGACCGCGCCTTCGAGGCCCGCGATGCCATAGGCGGAGTCGATGGCGGTGTCCGTGGTCGCCGGGGAGGCGTCATTGATGCGGCAGACGATGCCGGTGCCGGTGCCGATCGCCATGCGGTCCTTGTGGAACGCAAGACGCTGGGCCTTCCGCGGCAGGGCTTCGTCGGCCCACGTCGCAAACGCGGCCGGCCCCTTCTTCACGCGCCGAAGCGTGCGGCCCGACAGTTCCACGGTGGCCGTGAGCTGCTTGATGCCCAGCGTGGACTGCTTGACCGTCGGCGTGGTCGGCGTGTAGAGGTAGTCGTCCTCGTCCATGGCGCCGACGCCACCGCCGGAGGAGAACGTGTGCATCATCGTGATGTTCTTGCCGTCCGGGCCTTCCGTGATCTCGAAGCCTTCGGCTTTCTCGATCAGGTCCAGGACCTCGGTCTCCTTCTCGACGTTGTTCTCGAACGCCCTGGTATAGACGTTCTTGAGCATATCGTTGAGGCCCACAAAGTCAGAGCCGGACGACTTGGTGCCCGTGGTCGCCATCGCGAGTGTGACGCCAGGGTCGCCGAAGGCATGGAACGCGGCGACTTGAAGCGCCACGAGCAGGAGCACGGGCAGGATGGCGAGCGCGAACACGCCCACCACGGCGAGGAGCGACGGCCGCTGCGTGGCCGAATACAGCGTTGCGCTGTTCGACAGCAAAGCGGCGCCTTCGCCCTTCACCTTGCGGATCAGGACGGAAAAGCGATTCATGGTCGTTGTAGGAGCGGGGGTGTGCTACGAGGCCGCTACCAAGTGGCTCCTGCCTTTTGGCGGATCAGCTTGGAAGCGGTGCGGATGTCCGCGTCGGCGGGGATGACCGGGGCCTGCACGGTGGCGGCGCCGACTCCCGCGGGCGGGATGGCGGCGGCGGCTCGGCGGCTGGCCTGTGCACGACGAACGCGGTCCTGCGCGGCCCGTGCTTCCTCTGTCGTCGGGCCGGCGGCACGCTGGGCCACGGCGCGGGCGCGGTCAGAGACCGGGCGAGCGGGCGGGGCGGACGGCGTGGCGCTGCCGTTCGATGGGACGGCGGGTGCGCTGGGTGCTACGGTGCTGCTCTCTGGCGTCGGCTGCTGGCTTCCGTTGAAGCCGTACAGGCGAAGCCGATGTTCGACTAACCTGGGTGCGGTCTCGGGGCTGACTCGGTCCCCGCGGCGTGCGGCCTGGATCAGATCAAACTCAACGTCCGCCATGAACTGGCGGACCGTGGCGTCGTCGGCGGTCTCAGGCACGAGGGCATGGACGGACCCCATGATCTCGCGCGCGTAGGCGAGTTTCTGGGACTCGACATGCGCGCGGTCGCTGGCCTCGCGCATCCGGTCGCGGAGCACAACGCGGTTCCGCTCGCGCTCCTCGCCGTTCTCGTACCACTTCTCGATCTCGGGTCGAAGTGTCTCGAAGTGCTCCAGGATGAGCCCCCGCGCGACTTCCAGTTGGCCCTCGGTCGGGATCTTGCCCAACAGGAACCCCGTAGGGTCCATGTCGATTGCACGCTCGAACTCCTCGATCTCCGCCTGCCGGGCTTCGAGCTTTGCGCTCCGAGCGATGTACTCGTTGCGCCGGAGTCCATCCTTGGCGAGCCGCTGCAGCCGTTCGGCGACCTCGGGATCGGTGACATCGATTTCGATGGGCTGCTCGCCGCGCTCCTGGAATCCAGGGAGCGTGATGACCTTGGCCTCAGCTTCTGCCGCAGGTGCACCGTCGGTAGCAGCGGCCGGCTCGCCCTTGACCCAGCCTTCGGGAGCGGCGCCCTCGACGAACTTCCCAGCCCTGTCCTTCCAGCGCTCGGCGGTTTCGTCCCATACGGCGCCATCCTCGCGTGTAATGGGATCGACCGGCGGCGCTTCCTCAGCGCCATCGGTCGCCGTCGTGGCGTCGCCGGCGGGCGGTTCGAAGCTGAGGTCAGCGGCGTCCGTCGCGACGTCCTGCGCCTTCTCTACATCGTCAGGCCCTTTGAGCGAGCGGCCCATCTGCTCGGGCGTGAGCGAGGCGAGGAACGCCTTGCTCGCGGCGCCAACAGTTGAGTGTTCGGCGGGGACCGGCGTGCCTTCGGCGCCGGCCGTGGGAACGGTCGTGTTCGGAGCGGTCATTGTTGGGGTTCCTTACGCCGCGAGGCTGTCTTGGCTCGGGGCTTCGGGGTTTCCGGGCTCGATGGCCGGCCCGGTCTCGGCGGCGGACGCCGCCATGGCGCCTTGGGTGGCGCCTGCGAGTTGCGCCTGTGCGGCCATCATCGGGGCCTGACGCGCCATCATGGCCAACTGTTGGACTTGGCGAGCTGCAAGCAGGAATTGCCGGTGGTTCTCGAACTCCGCCTGGACGGTCACCGGCAGCGTTAAGTACTCCGGCGACGCCATGAACGTCTCGGTGACTTCGAGGTGCACGGCGATGTTGTAGACTTCGAGGATCGGAATGGCCGCGGCAGGCTCACCGCGCACCAAGCGCCCTAAGTTCTGCTCCGCCATCACGCGATGGACACCACCGGGCCGCGTCGCGCGCGTCAGATCGGGGTAGTTAAACAGCTCCAGCAACGTCGCAACGGCCTTGGGCTTCTCCATCGGGTTGGCCGGATCTCCGAATGCCCCGAGCGCGAACAACTCCTTGACGCGCTGGCGACGGCGCTCCTTGGATTCGGCAGCGGCCGACTCCACGATCGGCTTCACGTTCACCCGCCCCTCGAACATCTCGGGCAGGACGGTAACCGTGCGGACCACGTTATCCGCGCCCGCATAGGTAATCATCTTCTCGGCGGTCCAGATTGCCGGGAGAATGGCCAGCACGTCCTCGGCGATCTCCGCGTTGAAGCGCACGAGGTTTTGCGTGAGCGGCGTAAGTGGGCGGTCGGCGTTGTAACGCAGTTCTTCCACGAGGTCGCCAGACGCACTCGCGGTCGGGGTCTCGCTGGAGTTCCCCATGAGCGCGCCGATCGTGAACAGCTGCTGGATCACATCCGCTTTGTGCTTCCACACATCGGGCGAGAGGGTCGGCGGCGCGAGCCAGAACGCCGGCGCGCCTCCACCGAGGACACCCCCGTACTCGATGTGGAGACCCGGCCGCGCGACGAACTCGTCCTCGTCGATGCCCACCGACTCGTGATAGAACAGGATCGGGTTCGTACAGAGGTTTGTGTGTTCCGCGATCTGCGCTTCGACCCGGTTCAGGCGCTTCTGGAGCGGTACGAGTCGCTCCAGCATCGTGGTGTGAAACGGTCGTCCGGGGATGTCGATGAATCCGAATCGCCGGATCGGACCAGCGGCGCGACAGCGGAACGGCCGGAGCGAATCCCAGAGCACGCGCCCGCCCTCGGTCTTGGCGCTCGGCGCCACGACCAGGAGGCGCCCGCCGGCGATGTCGGCCGCTTCATTCTCGTCCGTGTGACCGGGACACGGCCGCTCCCACATCTCGTAAACGGTGACGAACCCTTCCATCCCGCGCGCGGCTGGGTTGGTATCGCCAGCGATCGACGGATTCTGTGCCGCACCGAAATACCCGGAGCCGAAGAGCAAACGCTCCAAGTAGCCCGGGCCGACTTCGTCCTCTGCATCCGGGAAGGCATCGGCTTCGACTTGGACGCCATAGCGCTGCTCGATGTCAGCGGGCGTCAGGAACGCGCGACGGATGACCCAGCGCTTATCGTTCCACGGGATGTGCTGGCCCCACTCGGCCCGGATCTCCAGCGGGCACAAGATGTTGACCTTGGGCGAGCCCTCGCGGTCCCGGTACGGGTCGCCCGTGATGTCGTAGCCGTAGTCCCCGGTCTCGGGATCTGGGACGAGTTGCGCGAGCGGGTTACCGGTCACGTCAAAGGGGACGGCTTCGACGGGCCGTTCGACGAGCGTGCCGTCATCGCGCGCCAGGGAGAGCACCGCCGGCGCGATCAATTCGCGCGGTGGGCCGCTGGTGAACTCTGGGAAGGTGTAGGAATGGCACTCGCCGGCCACGAGCGCCCAGCCCACGGCGCGGACGTTCTTGGCGTCCATCTCCATCTCGCCGAAGAGCGTTTTCCAGACCGGCTCCATGACTTCGGCGAGTATCGCGTCGAAGCGGTCGCTCGTGGATGGCATGAAGCCGATGGCGGGCGCGTTCTCGGTTGCCTTAGAGAGCGTTACGAGGAACCAGTAGCCCAGGTAGTCCATGACCGGACGCATGCGGTACTTGCGCTCCTCGTCGGTCATATAGCGGAGCACGTCCACGTAGCGGCCTAAGAGGTCCGACCACTGGTCCCACTGCCGACCGGAGAGCATGCGGACATGCTCTTCGACCGTCTTGGCGAATTGTAGGTACGCGGCGTCCTGCGAACGCCAGCGCTTCATCACGAGTTCGATGCGCTCGCCGTCCCTCGCGTCTGGTTGGTCCGGCGTCGGGCGCAGCGGAATGAACTCCACGGCGCTCATCGCATCCCACTCATGCGCGGCATCGTGCGCGACCTCATCATGCGCGGCGGGTTCCGTGGATCGTCGGCACGGAGTTCACGACGGCGCAACGGATCGCTGTCGCGATAGTAGGCGCCATCCCATCCAGCGGCCAGGTCGCGCGGATATGGGCCGCGGTGGAACTCGTCGCCCTCTTGGCTCGCACGGTATCGGGCCTCGTGCCATGCCCGCGTCGCCCATTCCTCCAGCGGCTCCGCGTTCCGCGCTTCCATGCCGGTCATGTCGGCCATGTCATAGCGGTCCATCGGGCGACCCATCGACATCATGCCTTGGCTCTGGGCGCGACCGCTGGACATGCGTTCCATACCGCGCATGCCCTTCATGCCGCCCATTCTTGCCATCGACTGCATCGTGCGGGTGCCGTCGGGCCGCTGGATGACCATAGCGAGGATACGACCGCTCCCGAAGGGCATGTTGCGAGCGGTGTTCTTCGCGGGCTGACGTGAGCGGCTTCCGCTCATCCCGCTCATCCCGCCCATGCTCATGCCGTTCATGGGGTCCGTGACTGTACGCGAGGGAGTCGGGCGCGGAGTGAGTCGATCTGCCGCTGCTGCTGCTGCACCGTAGCGATGAGCACCGCCAGCACCGCCCGGTCGTTCACGTTGATTGGATCGCCCTTCGAGATGCTGAGCGACGCATCGTCCTGCCCCGCGTAGAACGCAAGGTCGCGGTTGACCTTCGCCGCCTCCTCAGCAATCAGCCCGAACTCGCGGCGCTCGTTGTAGAAACCGAGCTTGTACCGGTAGTGCTTGGGGCTGAGCGCCATGAGCGTGCGAGTGGCAACCTGCGGAGAGAGCGTCGTGATGTTGGTCTTGATCTTCGCCGTCGAGGAGCCGCACGTCGCGCCCTGCGTTACGCTGCTATCAGTTTTCCAGCACAGGGATACGTCACCTGCACCAGTCGCGGCGGCCGTTCTAACCTTGATGACGCCTCCGGCACGCAAGTACAAATTCTTCCCTGACTCCGCGTATATGGAGAGAGCGTTATCGGTTGACCCGGTAAAAGCCCCATGCACGCCAACATAACCAGAGGCTGTACCGTCCCTTGACATACGCACCCATCCACCGCCACCTGACGAGGAGCCGCCATTAAGATAGAGAAGGCCGGAATTGGCGTTGGCGCCTCCCGCACCAATGTTCACCTGCCCTAAAAACGTCGCGCTTGAATCCGCGCCGAGCACCAGCGTGTTTTTCGCAGCACCAGCACTCGTGGTGGTTTGCAACGTCATCGTGCGCGAGTTCCCGGTGCCCGCTTGAATTGTCATGTTGCCTGCGCCGCCTTGCAGGAGCGTGTTTGCCCCACCAGCAATATAAAGCGACTTGAAACCGCCCGTTGTGACGCCAATCGTATCAGCGTTATTTCGATTAAAGAATCCTGTATTGTTATCGTTCACCCACGTCACCGACGGTTGCGATTCGCCACCCGTAGGATTTAGCTGTAACTGACCGACGTTGCTGCTATGTGACAAGACAACAACGTTGATGGGTGTTCCCGTAATTCCGGTGGCGTAGAGCGTAGTCGTTTGGCTGGCACCAATAGGAGCAATGGCGATGCTACCGTTCCCTTCGAGCTTCGGCCCTGCAAGCATGCGCCACGTCCACACGCCCGCATTGCTAAATCCGAGCGTGTCCACGCCGAAGCGGTAGAGGCCAGTCCCACGCGAGTTGAGCAGGCTGATGCTCGGCGCTGCCGCCGTGCCGTCACCCGCCCAGAACCGCGTCGCCTTGACCGAGTCGAACGTCACCGCGCGCACGGTGTCGGTCACGGTCGCGCCGCCGCCGCCGGCAGGACAGCCCGTACAACTCGTGACGATGATGTTCGCGAACCGCGCGCCGTTGAGCGCGATCAGCGAGTCGAGCATGCTGGCACGGCCACGGACCCGGAGGATGCCCTTCACGCGCACCGAGTCGAGCGAGTCGCCGCGCGCCAGCGTGCGCTTCAACTCACCGATCGACTGTGCGCGGGTGCGTGACGCGGAGTCCGACACCAGCACGAGCGCCGAGTCGTTGACGCCCGTGGTCGCGGTGGCACGCGGAAGCTGGCGGATGTTCTGCGCTTCAACGGTCGCTACGAAGAACGATGCGAACGCCCTCCCGAGGCGTTTCCACGTCCAGGGGCGCGGTGGAACCGGTGGCTGCGTCTCCCGCACCGCCCGATGGAGCGCACCGTCGATGTATCCGCGCCAGTAGGTCTGACGGGCCGTTGGCAGCGTGTGAAGAGGTTGCAGCGAGTCAGGGGACTCCCGCACCAGCGTGTCACCCTTTGCCGTGACCTGCGCGACCGTAGCGCCGACGCTAACAAAGTTCAGCGTGGAACGCTGCGACAGGAAAAGCCCGCTGTTGAGCGGGGAGTCAAACCTGACGGTCTGCGCGAGCGCCGGGGTGGCGCACGACGCCAGCAGTAGTGTCAGGTACGCAAGAATGCGTTTCATGGTCAGGTCCTCAAGAGACCAGAATACGCGGGCACGGCCTTCGTGCCGACGTTCACGTAGATGTTTTCGTTCGTCGTGTCGTAGTACAGCTCGCCCGTGTCTACGACGCCGACGCCGGTGACGCCATCCGTGGGCGCACCAGCGCCCTGGAGCTTGTAAAGCGTCGCCGCACCGCCAGGAGCCGGGGCGCCCGCAGACCATCCGAGTCCGATAGACATTCGCGCGCCCTCAGTACAGAGCCACGATGTTCGTGGCCGTGGTACCGGTCGCTTTCACGCGCTTGCAGCGAATCCCCATCATCGAGCCCGCGGGGACGCCGACGAACGTGACATCGGTGTCGTCCTGTCCGGTCACGGTCACGTCGCCCGCGCCGCCGATGTAGAGCCCGCGGGCGAGCGTGGGGAACAGGTTGGTGTCGTGGGGCGTGACGGCGAAGCCGCCGATCGCGCCCTCGATGGACGTGGAGATGGGTTTGCGACTGGTAGCAATAGCCATGGCAGGGAAGGGCTAGGCGGCGTGGACAGCGGTAAGCAGGCCGCGCGCACCGCCGCGCAACGAGCGGCGATTGGCGTGACTGCGGCGCGCTTCGGACCGGAGTTGTGCTCGCGCGTAGCCCCACGCGGGATCAGAACCGGGGGGCGTCGCAGACTCGAAGAGCTTGTCCCAGTTGATCCCGGCGTAGAAGAGACAGCGCGCGCCGTCGCGGATCAGGAACGAGAGCAGGAGAGAGGCGGCAGCCACACGCGCTAACTCTTCGCGCTCAACCTCGGCCAGATACTCCGTGCGACCTACGTCCCGCACGGAGACACTAACGCACGGTAATGTCAATGGCGGGAAGTATTGCGATTTGCCAGAATCCCGCAATTGACGCTGCGTCTAGCCGCTGCGGCATTCCTCCGATCGGACGAACATTAGAACCCGCCACCGTGGTGGCAGGCCGATGGGCTCCTCCAACTTGCCGGCCATGGACCGCACATGTGCGCGGATCGTGCGCGGCGAGCATTGAAGCTCATGGGCGATTTCGAGGTAGGATAAGCCGCGCCGAATGCCGTCCGCGACGCGGCGCTCTTGGTCGGTGAAGCTCGGTGACTGCTGCGTCGTAGCCACTAGGTGGGTTGTTGGGCGTGGGCGTCCTCGTACAGCCGCTCGGCCTCGGCGCGGGCAATATGCGCTTCGACCCCAGGGTTCCGGCGCTGGATGTCCGCGATGGCGCGCTCGATGAACGCCTTGCGGAGAACTGAGTTCTCGGCGCGGCGGACGGCCGCGTGCTCGGGCTCCTCGGGCGGCTTGACCTTGGCCTGGTGGGGCAACTCGAAGCCGCGGCGTTTCATGCTCACGACGTCGCGCACGAGCCGGTCATACGCGGTTTGCAGCCGGTCGCGCTGGGCGCGCACGTCGTCCAGTTCCCGGCGCGTGACCCACGGCCAGAGGATCATGGCTTCCACGCTGGGTGATTGGGGTCGAACCGCTGGCCTTGGACACGCCATGCGTACCACCAGTCGCGCAGTCGCCGAACGATTGAGCGTCGCTTGGCTCGCTGGCGGGCGAGCTCCAACTGGACGCGGGTGTCGATCACTTGCCGGAGCTGCTGGCCGTGCGCCATCGCGCCCGTCGTGCGCGTCCCGAGCAGGCCCGCTAGCGTGCCCTCGACCACCGCAGCGGCGATCAGCTCGGCCTCGCGGCGCGTCACTGGGTCGTCCATGCCCTCGGAGCGATAGGCGCCGTTCTGGCCGGCGGGCAGGCGGTTTTTCATCCGCGCCCTCCTGTGCGGGCAGGTCCGAACAGACCGGGGTCGCCGGCACCCACTACAGCGTCGAGACGTTGGACCTCGCTGTTGAGCATCCGGCGGAACTCTGAGCGAAAGCGCACGGCGATGAGCGCTTGGATGTCGGTGGGCATTACGAGCTGTTCGAGCTTCTTACAGAACCGATTGTAAAGGCGTTCTTCCAGCGCCTCGATGACTGCGCGATGGCGCATAACCGTGCGATCCACCGCGCGCTGCACAAGCCGGCGCGGCGTAGCCCGCTTCCGCAGCGTAGCCCGCTTCTTGGTGACGCGACGCTTTGGCTTCATGGCTTACATGCCTCCCATACCGGCATGCCCACCCTTCATCGGCTTCGGCGACTTCATCGGCGTGGCCCTGGATGCTGGCATCATGCCCGTCTGCTTCGACTTCTTGACGTGCCGGCGCACGACTGGCCGCTTCTTCTTCGGGCCGTAGCTCGCGGCGATGGCCCTGGCCTGCGCCGGATTCGTGACGCGCTGGCCGCTACTCGACTTGAGCGTTCCCGCCTTGAACTTCCGCATGATCTCCTCCGCTGGCATGTCAGTACCCTCCGCTGTAATCGGTGATCTTTCCCATGCGCCGTTGCTTCCGCTCTTTGAGCGACCGGGACCGGCGCGCGTCCTCCTGCAACACGTGTGGTTCGAACACACTCTCGATCTCGGGTTCAGGCTCTTTCCCCGGCCGGAGCCACGACATGATGCCGTAGCGGTCCGCAGCACACATGTCGGCACCGTCCGCCGTGTGGTCATCGGGGTCCTGGCCCTGCGCCTTGCCTTCGACCGGAACCGGATAGCTCCAGTGCTCAACCTCCCACAGGAGCCGAGAGCCCTCCATCGGCTCGCCAGCCGAGGCGGCGTTGTGCCCGAGTTGCCACATCAGAAACTCGTCGGTCGGGCGCCGGATCGCTGGCCCCGTGGGGTCCTGCGGGTTGGGCCAGTCCTGGACAGCGAGGACGGCAGTCATCGCGTGCGCGACCCCGCGGCGGTAGGTCAAGGCGTTCCGGTCCAGCAAGTCGTTGATCCGATCCACGCTCACCTTGCGGATCTTGTTCTCCTGCGCGACGGGTACGACGCGCGCCCGACTCTTGATGCGCTTGAGCGCGCGGTTCAGCTCCACGATGTCCTGTGCGTTCGCGGCGTCGCCCCAGATGCGGAGTGATGGCGCCCCATAGTGCTTGGCCAGCGCGTCGATCGCCCGGGCATGGGTATCGTGGTTCTGCGCCGGCCCTCGCTGTTGAAAGTACTCGGCGACCTGGTGCACACGGCCGGCGGCATCCGAGGCGCGGATCACGAACGCGAACCGCCATGCGCCAAAGTCCAGCCCACCGAATACCGAGCCGAGGGCGACGATGGCCCGGGCTTCGTCGTCGGTCAGGTCCTCCAGGTGGCGGCGTGCATCGAACTTGAGTGCGCGAGACTCGGCGGCGTGCGCGACCTCGTGCTGAGCCTCTTTCAAGAACGCCGACGGCCCCCAGTCCTCCATCTGCCGCTGGCAGGTTTCGAGGTTCTGGCCGGCCCATGTCGCCGTCCCGCCAACGATGACCGCGCGGCGGGTATTCGTGCGCGGATCGTGCTGCCACTCCCACTCTAGTCCCTCGACGGCCGGGTGTGGCCCGCTCACATGCCGGCGCGAGAGGAAGTCCGCGCGACCGTCCACGAGGCGCGAGAACACGCCATCGGGGATGATGAGGTTCTGAATCGCGAGGATGGCGCAGTCCTCGGAACCTGCCGGCAGGATGCTCGTGGTGATAACCGCGATCTTCTTGGCCGTGGTCGCCGGTGAGTCAAGCTTGCCGTCAATGTCGTCCAGGATGATGAGGTCAGGCCGGTCCTCATCCACCTTCGCCCCGCGCGTCGCGGTGTCCAGCCCCATGGCGTCCACCGTGTAGCCGCCGGCCGTCATGATGCGCTCGCGACGCCAGCCTCGGGAGTTGCCAAACTTGCCGACGCGCCGGTCCGCGTGCTGCGGGTAATGCCGCTGCATCGCGTCAGATTCCAGCATCGCGGCGACATTCGAGACGGACGTATCTGCCTGGTCCTGCGTCTCGCGGACATAGAGCGCATACTTGCGGCGGTCGCGCACGCCGAGCGCCGTGGTCAGGAGTTCGGCCGACGTGGACTTGGCGCCCCCGCGGCACCAGACAGCAACGAACGCGACATCTGGCCGCTGGCCGCGCTCGATGCGCCATGCCCACTCCCAGAGCTCTTCGTGGCGCGGCGCGAAGGGATACTTGAGATACGACGGGAAGAGCATGCGGGCCCAGGCTTCCCATGCCTCGGGCGCAGCGATCCCGAGGCGTGGGCGGTGCTCGACGCCGTTGGCAGCGAGCGCCCGAGACCAGAGGGCGGCGGGACTGCTGCTCATTTCCGGCGGCGCAGGGTGCGGACCAAGCGCCGAAGCTCGCGGAGCGCCACGACGATGCGCGCGAGCTCGGCGAGCGTGATGTCCGGCGACATCGAGCCGGCGACCATCGCGCGGTCGAGCTGGTACGCGGCGGCGCTGGCGTAGGCCGCGACCGTTGATCGCTTGGCGGTGCGGGTCATCGTGGTGCGCCTCGGGTGTAGGTGAAGGTCCCTTCGCCCCATGCGACGGTGAGCCCATTGGCGGTGAGCGCGCCAGTGTAGGGCTGATAGCGCGCGGCTGGTGCGAAGTCGAGCGAGTCGCCACGCCGCGAGAACGCACCGCGCACGGAGTCCACGACGGTCTGCGAGCCCCACTGCATGACCGTCGCGTCGATGTACGTGGAGTCGGGGTACAGCGCGAGCGTACCCGAGACGAACCGCGTGCCCATGCCGCCAGCCTGAGTTGGAACCGCGCGCCCGTCGATCGCGCGGAGATGATAAGTGCCGAAGCGCGACAACGGCGTCACGTCGGCGCACGCGACGGCGAACAACAGCGCCAGCACGAGCCTCATGACCAGACCTCTCCGAGCGCCGTGAAAATCTCCTCGCGCGTCCAGAGTTCCTTCCGCGCGAGCACTTCCACCTGCCGCTTGAGCCGGTTGAGCAGGTCCATGTCGTCCTCCTTGAGCCCGAACGTCGCCATGAGCATCAGCGCTTGGAGCCGATCCCGCGGCGGCGCCTCTGGGTCATCGGCGATGGACTCGGCGATGTGGATGCGGTTGAAGAAACTCTCACGGAGCGCGGCGCGAATGAGGGCCGGTGGACGCCCACTGCCTCCCGCGTTCGTGCCCCCATGCCTCAGCGCGCCCCCATGCGGCTGTGGCACCAGCGTTCCCGTGCTTATCGCCGTGGATTGGGACTTCGCGCGCCTCTTGCTCACCAGCGGCTCCGGTCATAGGACACGTCCACGACGCGCGGTTCTTCGGTCCTGTCGATCAAGTGCTGGATCACGGACTCCCAGTACATGGCGCCGGGGTCTGTGCGATTCTTGAACTGGCCCCAATAGGCCCATGCGTCGGCCTCGGCCGCGCGACGAACGCCGGCACTGCGCCGCATGAGTTCGGACGCAACCTCAGCGGGCGGCGTAGGCCCGCGCTGCTTGAGCCATTGATCGAGCGGGATGTCAGCCATGCGAACGGTCAGGTCTCCAGGGGCCGGGGATAGGGAGTGATAGCGCCTCGTTGAGGATCGCGCTGATGGACGTGCCGTGCGGCGCTTGGTCTGAGGCGTCGCGCAGGAGTCGGCGCGTGCGGCCGATGAATGCGCGGAGCTCAGCGTTTTCGAGTTGGTAGCGTTCGCGCACGGCGTCCAGGCGGTCGTCGGTGGTATTGATCATCGGTCGCCTCGCGGGAGGGAGCGGTCGCGTGCGACGGAGCGCACGAGATCCACGACCTGCTGCTGGGTTTTCTCGCCGGAGGGGAGGGCCTTGCCTTTCGGCGCGATCGCTGCCTCATAGGCTCGCCGGAACTTGGCTTGCAGTTTCGGCCAGTCCTCCTCGGTGCAGAGCGTGATCTCTTTCAGGCCACCAACCGCCCGAATTGCCGCCCAGGTCGGCGCGTCCCACGCCGTGCTTATCGCAGCAGGGAGGAAGCGGTATCCGCCGTGCTGGAACAGAGCATCGTTGACGATGCGGAGGGCGCCTTCCGAGCGCTGTTGCGGGCTTACGCCGGCCTTTTCGAGGATGAGCGCAGGCGGGGGCCAGAACTTCTCGCTGCCGATGGTGCGCGTCACGGCATCCACGAACTGCTCGTCGGTGAGGTGTGGTGACAGCAGGCTGTGGTACATCAGGGACACGGGACCGTCGATCTCGCGACCGAATGCGCCTGCGAGCTGGCCCATGCCGGTTATAAATACGGCGTCACTGATCATTGGCTGCTCGCTGTTGTTGAAGCGCACGGAGCGCATTGTCGGCGCTTCGTTGTCCAACGCCTCCGCGACGGTGTGTGGGAGCGGGAACGGTTTCAGCGGTGGGTTGCATGGCGCGCCGGACACATGCGCGGAAGTGCTGGGCGTTCCAACGGCCGGCGCTCATGCCATTGGTGACGTAATCGCTGAGCGCGATGTCCAGTTGCTCGGGCGTGCAGCAGTGCGCTGGTCCACGGTCTCCTGCGAGCAGAGCTTCCAGCTCAGCGACGATGCCGGTCTTACTGCCTGCGACTTTCAGCACTGCCGACAGGGCGTTCCGGCCCGCGCTGGTCGTGAGGCGTGTGGCGATCTTGGGTTCGTTGATCGGCTGCCACGCGACGCCAGCCGACTGATCGATCGGCGGCGCGGCGTTTTCTGCCGCGCCCCCCTCTGTCTCTCTCTCTACTCTGTCTCTGTCTCTACTCTTCTCTGTCTCTGTAGTAGCATCTTGCAAGCGCAGCGCTAGCACGCTGCTAGCATCGTGTCCGTCTGAGACCAGAAAGCCAGCACGGATAAGGACTTGGATACTACTACGCACGTTTTGCGTCGGACGGCGCAAGCGCCACGCTAGCGCGTCGCTATCAAAGGCCATGCAGCCGTCATCGGACTCGCTAGCGATAAGCCAAAGGTCGGTCAGCAAGCTCTTCGCGGCGTCATCCAGCCCTTGGTATTCGCGGTTGTCGAGCAGCTTCCTGTGCAGCTTGATCCAGGGCGGGTTCCGGTGCTTGTAGTGCTGGAACTCGCTCCAGTTGCGGACGCGCAGGGTACCAGATGGGGCTCCGCTCATGGGGCAACGTAGACCTGGTGGAGGTTGGCGTGGCTGCGGGCGACGGCAGAACGGCGGAATGCGCCTGGCACCGGCCGGAGCCCCGCGGCGCGCGGCACGCGCGCGAGCCACGAGAGGCGTCGGCCGCGCTCCTCGCCGGTCAGGAGCCCGCGGTTTTCGGCCGCGATTCGGATGTCTGAGACGGTGACGCCGTGCGCGCCGGCCCGCTCGGCGAGCTCGCGCGCGATCGGCACGAGCCGCTCGATCTGGCGCTCGGGGTCAGGCTCGCCAGCTGCAGCGAAGAGCGGCAGATCCTCGACGCCACGACGGTAGGTCAGTGGATCCATCAGCCGCCTCCCTCAACCGCACGACGCACCAGCGCCCGCGTCACGAGGTCCACCGTGGCGTCCGTGCAGAGCTGCGCCGGCGTGGTGTAGAGCACGCGCCAGCCGAGCACGGCGGCGGCGTTCAGCTTCTCGTGCGTCTTGAGGATCCCGGCGCCACGTGCATGCCGGCCGCGCACGAAAACCCCGCCATCGCACTCCAAGGCAAGCCCGCCGGTCCCATCCACGTCTGGCCACGCGAAGTCGAAGCGCCAGTTCCGCTCCGGTGTGAACTGGTACTCAAGCGCTGGCAGGGGAAGCCGGACGGCGTGGCAGAGCATCTTGAACTGGCGGGCCCGCGCCTTGGCCTGTTCCAGGGCGACCCGCGCCTGCGCACTACCAGCCTTCGCGGCCTCGCTCTTGGTGAGCTTGGCTCGCACGGGAGCCGGCAACTGGCTGGCGGGAATCGCGACGGTGGCGGGCGTCATCCGCGCCCCCGCAGCTCAGGCACAATCCAGCGCGACGGGCAGCGACATTCCTGGATCAGGAGATCAAGGGCGTCCTGCCGCTCCGCTCGGCGGCGATGATGCTCCTGGACCAAGTGCGCGACCGAGACGAGGCAGGCGAGCCCAATGATGAGCGCGGTCCACGCGCCCAGCGCCATCAGCATCAGTTCCACAAAGCGCGGCATCGCGGGCTCCGTGGTGAGTGGTGGGGCAGTTCGGAGCCGAGGGCGGTCGATGGCGACGGAGCCGGTGAACTCCGGCCGAGGTCAGCGCCAGCAAGGGGTGGCTCGCCTCGCGCCCTTACGACGGCAGTGGACCCCCGGGGAGCATCCGCAAACGACTCACGGGCAGGCCGCGCGCGGGAGGTGTTGCCGCCGCTCTCGAACTGCGGGAGGGAAGTAGCGTGTACGTGTTCACGCGAATGTTCACGTTTGGCACGGTCACGGTGGGAGGCTACTACTATAGATGTGCTGCGGTCATGGCGTGCGCCCAAAGTGGCTGAGACGCCACGATTTTGACCGCAAACGCGGGTTAGGGCAGTCGTCTGGAAAGCGTCGTTCCTAAGCGTGTTCACGCGTGGGTACGTTTCGGTACGTCTTTCAGTACCAATACGTTGCGTAAGTGCCGTGAACACAACGCCGTTCATGTTCACGGTTTTGTTCACGTTTGGGACATTTCGAGGTACGGGAGCGGTGGCTGAGTGGCTGAAGGTGCTGCCCTGGAAAGGCAGTGTACGGGCAACCGTACCGTGGGTTCGAATCCCACCCGCTCCGTGATTCACGGGCCTCCCTCGGGCTGGCTCGGCAGTTCGGATAGCAAGAGGGCGTCGATCATGGCGCGTTGGCGCTCATGTAGTTCCTCTGCCAGCCCGAGTTCCATGCGTCTCACGGCAATCCACGCGGCCGTCCCGAGTATGATGATCTCCTGCTCCTCTGGGCCCAGCACATTCGACACTTGGACGATTTGCTCCATCGCCCGGTTCAGCATGGTGTGAAGTTCCTCGGTTCTCACCATGCTGCGATGCTGCCTAGCCAAGTAGTGTGCTTGGTGGACAAGTTCTCTGAATGCACTCACGGGCATCTCCTTCTGTGGTGTCGCCTTCTCAGACATGGGGCTCCGACATCCGGGCGGACGGCATCCTCGGTCGAGGGTCGCCCCTCACTTCTTCCGGCCAGTTCCCGCCCTGCGGACAGTACCGCAGGCTGCGCCGGAGTCGGAACCCTATGGCCCACTACACACCTTCCCGGCTCCATCACGCTCTGTGCACCTTTTTTCACAAGCCCGCCCTCCGATACCGTTCACGGCGACGTGCGTTTATCTGGTCGCGGTGCCGTAGCGCAGACTGTCGGCTGGCCGCACAACTACACGTCCGGCACTGGCGGCGCAGCTTCCCGTTCTTCCGCCGGCACCACATCGTATTCTCGGGCGTGAACTCGTGGCCGCGCTTGCAGTGCGTTTTCTCGGCGTTCATGCGCGGGTAGCCCTTCGCCACACCCGGGGCGTTCATCCGGCGCTTCCGGCAGGCGTCCACCATGTTGTCGTGCTGCGTCCCGAGAAACAGGTGATCGGGGTTCACGCACAAGCGCGTGTCACAGTGGTGGTTGACCTGGAGCCCGTCAGGAATCGGCCCGCGGTGCAGCTCCCAGGACCAGCGATGCGCCCCGATGATGCGTGGCCTCACGCCACGGCCACCGCCCAGCTTGATCGTCCCGTAGCCGTTCGAGCGCGTACTGCCGAGCCACAGCCAGCATCCGCTGTTCGGCTCGGGCACGTAGTGGCAGTCGGACGGCCGGCGCGGCGCACTCCACTTCCTGCCCTTCGTGGAGAACGCGGGGCGGACGATCCGCGGGCTCGCAATCGCTTCTCGAGCTTCCTGGTCGAGTCGGCTCATTTCGGCCCCACTGAGGGCGGAAGGTCCGACAGCGTGTGGCGAGAGTCGGCGAACTCAGTACGGACGGCCATCAGCAGGCAGCCGAGCGTGTTCCGCCCGACGCCGTTCACCTGCCCCCAGAAGCGGTTGACCTCGTTGTCCACCGTCGCGCTCTCGATCAGCTCCGCGTCACCAGTGGACAGCAGTAGGTCGCGCAGGTCGTCGTGTTGTCCGAACTTCGCCCGCAGTACATCGTGCATCCGGCCGACCTTCGACTGTGACCAACCCGGCGCGATGTCGTAGCTGTAGAGTCCATGCGCGGCCATCGCCAGCAAGCCCGGCGACGGTGCCGCCATGAGCCAGTCGCGCACCGATGCTCGCCGCGGCTTGCCGAACTGGTAGGCATGCTCGGCGGTCGGGAACTCGCGGCCCTCGAACTGAATCGGTCGGCGAAACAGGTTGCTGAATGCCCCGTAGGGCCGCTCGTTCGCCCGGTAGAACCGGATGGCCTCAGCCATTCTTGCCGCCCTCCGGCTCGGGACGACGCGCGGCGGCATCAAGCAGCGAATCAAGCCCGCAGAGGCAGGTGCGCTCGGACACGATACTCTTGGGGCACAGTCCATCGTGCTCGCCGAACTTTTCCAGGGCGTCGTAGAGCGCCTTACACGTGAGGGCCAGTGCTTCCGGCTCGCCATCAATGCCATTCTCAATGACCCACTCGATCTGGTGACGCGAATAAAAACGCTCAGGAGCCGCCACATCGTTGTGCCACGCATCCTGACACGACGCGTCCAATCCGCCACACGATGGGCACGATGCCACGGTGGGCGACGGCGGCAGTCCGCGCTGAAGTACAACTCCCCTCACCTTCGCTGGATCAAAGCCCATACGGCGTAGCGTGGCGTCCTCGTCGGTGTTCGACGGCGATTTGACCGGAAACGGCTTCGCCTTGCGTACTGCCCACGTCGGCGGGGCCTGTATCTGCGTACTGCATGTGGCGCAGCGGCCTGATAGCGCATCAACGGCGACGGGGTCATCACCACAGTTGGGGCATTTCATCGTTCATTCTCCCTTCGAGTAAGGGTCCGCTCCCCAGTCATCGGATTCCTGCTCCCAGAACGGCATCGCATCCATGTGTGCGTTGAAGCAGACCACTACGTCGCGCTCGGTCAGCAGGCCGTGGCGGATGATGCGCGGGCTTCGAGTATTCGCGGTCATGTTGTGCAGCCGCATCGTGCGTCCGTTCGTGCTGGTCGCGAGCAGCGCTCCCCCGATCCTATTCCAGCCCGCTGCCATCGCGGACAGGAGTAGGAAATCCTCTCGCCCACTGATAGGGTCGGGTATCGGCTCGCCATATTCGGGGCCGAATGTGTCTTTAAGAAACGCCATTCTCGCCTCCGTGTCCGGGCGCTCGCGCGGCCTCAACACCGTTCGCAGCGAGCAGGTTGACGATCCGACCGAGCACATCGCCGTTCGGGGCGCGGAACTCGGCCGTCCCCGGTGGCAGCGTGTGATCGACGTGCAGCACGATCTTAGGCAGGAGATTCCCGGCCACCGACGTGATGTGGAGCATGGCGTCCAGAATCCGAATCGCGCCCTCTCGGTCGTTCCACTCGCAGCAGCGCCGCGCCGCCTCCAATTGTTCGCGCAAGCCGACTGTTTTCATTTCTCGTCCTCCACTCTCGGCACACGCTCACCGAGCCGCGTCCCTGAGTCGGCCTCGGGATACTGCTGGCGGTACAGCTCCGACGCGCGAGCGTGTAGGTCGCCGACGAGCGCGATAACTTCCGCCCATCGGATGTCCTTCACGTCGTGGCTGCTCTCCCGCTGAGGGCGCAGGCTGAATGAGCGGCGCGCGAGAGTCGCGGGCGTAGCGACGGAACCGCGCGCACGGGCACGTGAGCGACCCGAAGCACGAGCCCCTTCCAGACGATCCCCGGTGTTGCGCGCGGGTGTGGCCGCACCGCCCGGGTTTGCCTGGCGTGATGCTCACGTCGGTGTAGCACGTGTCCACATGTGACCCCTGCGCGGCACGGCGGTACATGCGGTCAGCCATGCTCACCTCCGTCCGCAGGCGTCGGGAGCACCGTCCCTGAGTTGATTGGCGTTACGTCATCGGCACCGACGCGCGGACGTTTGAAGTAGTAGACCTGCCGATACTCGGTGTACCCCTTCCGCTCGTTCTCCCATGTCTGACGCAGTACGGTCACCAGCTCCCAGCCTTGGTTCCCGAGGTCGTCAAGATTGCCGACCTCGTCGTCGTCGAGGATGAGGTACTTCCAGCGCGGCGTCATTCGGAACCGTCCTGACGCCCGCTGCGCGTCGTCCCTGAGTCGCCGGACTCCACGTACCTGCACGCGCGGTCGAAGCCCTCGCAGAACGCAGCCCAGAGCGACCCTTCCGTGTGCTCCGGCACGGTCGCCCAGCGCTTCGTGTTCTCGTACTCGTCGCCAGCCTTATAGGCTTCCCACGCCTTCCATAGCGGCGAGGTCTTGTCCACAGGGGTCTGAACGCTCATGCTGCCCTCTCAGGGTTGTGTAGCGCGTAGGTGCGCCATGCGCGGCTGACGGCACCGCTGCCGGGGAAGATGTCCGCGAACTCGTCGCCACCGTTCACGCCCAGGAACTCGAACAGCCAGAAGCAGAACGCCTCCGGCTTCGCCCCTGACGTGCCCCGTTTGGTCGTGATGCTGGCGCTCACGTAGTCGCGCACCGTGGGAGCCTTCCGACCGCCGCGCTCAGATGCCGAGCGTCCACCCCAGAAGATCACCGGCTCCCAGCAATAGGCCGGGTTCACGCCGGGCTTGAACGACGCAAACGGCTTCACCCACGCGGCCACGCGCACGTCGCGCGGACACAGCGGCAGAATGTCGTACAGTGACGGGACTGAGAGCGACAGCGCCCACGCCTCTGGGAACTCGTCGCACAGGCGGCGGATCAGCGCGGCGTGAGCTGGCAGCGTATCCCACTCGCTGGCCTCAGCGTGCTGATGGCCGTAGTGCTTCGAGCCCTGCCCCAGATAGGGCGGGTCAGCGTAGGCGAATCTCACTCGGCTCTCTCCCGACGCCCGCCGTATCATGCGGACAGGTCGCTCCAGCCGCTTCTTCAGCCGTTCGATCTCGGTGCGCGCCCGCCAGAGTGCGCCCACCGTGACGGCGATGCTCACGCCGCAGTGCTCGGGTTCCTCGGCCAGCATCGGAAAGCCGCGCCCGCGAATCAGCGCCATGGCAATCATGGCCGCATGCCTAGATGAAGGATCAGTGTTCGTCGGAAACCGACGCGCACGGTTCATGGCCCGCAGCACGCGCCGGGGTTCCCATCTATCCCGTATCCGTCTCCGCTGCTTCGCGTTCATACCTCGCCGCCTCCGGACTGACGACGACGTGACAGCGTTCCAGAGTCGATCAACTCTGCGATTCCCTTCTCCGCTGCACGGCGCATGGTGGTCACGGCGATGTCTAGGTCATCGGTACGGATCGTGGAGTCGCCGATGTATTCTTGGTCGCATTGCCTTGCCCATGCGACGGCATGCTCAAGTCTCGAGAGAACCGATTCGCCCACACCCTTGCGCAGCGGGTTGGCGTGGAAAGCGAGCCAGCGGTCTGCCCAGCGTTCACGCTCGTTGCTGTTCGCCCCTTTCGGTGGATTCGGAAACGCACAGGCATTCGCGTGGCTCACCGCGCCGGTGCGGTCGCGTTGGAAGCGCCGGACCAGCGAATAGGACGTAACGGTCATCATCGGCCCTCCTGCTGTCCGGCCCATATCCCGTTTTCGTTGCGCTGTCCCGCTGGTGTGATGCCGAAGAGGGCCTTCGTCCGCTCCCACACGTCGCGGTCGATCTGCACGACGACGTACTTGAGGCGGATGTCGTCTAACTCCACGCCAGACGTAGCCACGTCGCGCAACATCTCGTTGCGTTCGTCCCGCGTGTCCGGCGTCGGGGACGGCGCGGAGCGGGCGGCAAACGATTCGAGGATACGACGCATCGTCCGGCGATTCTCGGCCACCACCGCGTCCGGGAATACCGAGGTGTCCCCGACGCCACCGCCTTGCGTGAACCACGCCGCGAGCGCCCGGTCTACGTCCTCGTCTGTCACGTCCTGCGGCGGGAGGGAGGCGGGGACGGGGACGTGGAAGGCGCAGCGCAAGATGCTGGGCGGTGGCGCAAACGGTCGGCGCTCCTGCTCCTCTTTCGCTTCTGCCTCGGCCGCATCCAGTGTGACGTGCGGACGGGCGTGAATGGCGGTGCCGTCGCCATCCAGCACGAAATAGCAAACCGCCTCCTCACTCAGCGCTCCGGCGCGAGCGGCGGGCCTAGGCGATGCCTCGCCGGGGGCCCATGCCAGCTCCAGTGCCTTCGCCTCGATCTCGGCCGGCGTCGAGTCCGCGTTGGCAAAGTCCAGCAGCCTATCCTGCAGCGTTGGCGCTTCGGCGCACGCTGGGCAGGAGTACACACCCGGCTTCCCGTCGTCGTGGTGCTCGCGCGAGAACGCGAAGCCACAGACCGGGCAACGCCAGCAGGGCAGCAATTCGCCATCACCCGGCGCCCCGGCGGCGGCGGACGCGAGGGCGCGAAGACGCGATAGGTCGTTGATGGCAACCTCGGTACGCCCAGTGGTCAGCCCATGCGGATGCTCTATAGCGTGCTGGATGCGCTGCATTAGCACCGTGCCTCCGTCCGCGTCCCGCGCTCCCGCTCCCGGTGGGCGCGACGGGGCGTCCAACCTTCCGCCCTCGCACCAGCAGTTCGGGTCATTGCATGTCATCATTCGTTCTCTCCACTGAGGGCCGACGCCGCCTCAAGGGTGGCTTTCTTGTTCAGCTCCTCTATCGCGTAGTCTGGGACCGTATGGCCTGCCGCCCGGTGCTGCTCTAGGTGGACGATCATCTCTGCCGCCGTTTTGCAGCGAAACGACTCGACGCCCATCAGGTTCTCGGGGCGGTCGCTCGGGCACAGCAAGCACGCGCAGCACTCGATCTGATCGTCCGTGTTCTCGAACACGTAGACATCCGAACCGTCCCACCAGAATCGGCAGTATCTCATTTCTCTTGCGACGCCTCCACGACGTGTGCTCGGTTCACGCGGCGATGTCCTTCAGTCAGCACCGGCAACAGGCCCAGCTTCTCCCGCGCCCATCCGATGTCGAACTGGTTTTCCAGCGCCTTCGTGATGTCCTCGGGATACCGCGCGCCGTCGGGAAAGACCTTCTGGAATCGGCGATACTCCTCGGGACACGCGCCGTTCGCACGCAGGTGCGCCGCCGTGACCGTGAGTGATCCGCCCGACGGGGTAGAGCGCTCCAGGTCGGAGCCGTCGCCGTCGCCGTAGCCGTAGCCGGAGCCGTAGCCGTAGCCGGAGCCGTAGCCGTCGCCGGAGCCGTAGCCGTAGCCGGAGCCGTAGCCGAAGAACACGCCGCGGTGTGCGGTCGTGACGAGAACGGGACGCTCCTTCGCCTTCGTTGCCATTGCTGTTCTCTCTCTCAGGTAAGTGGTTGTCCTGCCGATACATCTTCGTGTGGAGCGTTGCGAAGCTGCTCTACTGTCGCGCGAGAGCGCATTAGTCGCCGTCCTCCCCAAGCACCTTCGCCCGCAGTGGACGCGCTTCGAGCTGGCCGGCACGGTTCTCGCCCTCCTGATACACATCGAGTGCGATTTTCGAGTTAGTCCAGCCGCCCAACGCTTGGATGCCGCTCGGCGACAGCTTCTCAATGACGGCCTGGTCAAGGGTAATGCGGCGCTGGCCGTAACTGCCGCGACCGGGCTGGTGCTCGATGCCAGCGCGTGCTTCCGCCGTCCGCCAGTTCTTCCTCAACCATGAGCCGGTGCAGTGCTGCCCGAAGTTCATATAGCTGCCAGCCCGAATCGTGCGCTCTTTGCCGCGCAGAAACCCAACGCGGCCCGTAAACCATCCGGTCGGAAAGAGCTGATAATCGGCGATGGCCTTTCGCTGCCATTCAGCCTCCACTCCAGCTAAGTAGCCGTCGCCAGCCATCGCTCCTTCGACTGCCCACCGCTGGCCGCGGGTCAACGCTACGAACGCACCACCCTTTTTACCGGCGCCATGGACCATCAGGCTGCCATAATCGGTGATGTCCTCTCGGGTCTTCGGATGACGGAGCGGTTCAGCCGCCCAATCGATTGGCGGCAGGTCACGGCCACGCGCGTCGATAAAGTCCGACCGCTTTGTGCGGAGCACCTGACCCGGACGCAGGCCCACGGCCAGCCGCATGAGCAGGCGGAGCCGCGGGTCGAAGTCGGCGGCGGCCAGGATCTTTTGGAACTCCTCGACGGTGTAACGCGGCCGATGCGGCTGCGGGGGGCGGTCGATCTTGGTTACGCCGCGCCAATGCTTTTCGATCTCATCCTTCCATTTGTCGGGCCACGGTGCTGCATCGCGCGGTATCAGCTTGTTCTGCCGGAGCCAACGCACGGTCGTAATGACCCGCGACACGGTGATCTCGGTCGAGCGCGCACCACGGCAACCATTGGCGAGCAGCTCTTCCAGCCGACGACGGAGTAGCAAGACCCAGTGACGCTCCTCGATGTCAGACCAAGACGTGTCCGCTCCCCACACGGCGACGGCGTAGCGCAGCGCACGCACGAGTTCGCGCCGGAAGGCGTTATCGAGCGGATACAGCCCGTCGGGCGCGGTAATCAGCGCCTCGGCCCCACCGACCGTTAGACGCTCGCGCTCGGTGGCTACCTGTGCGGGCGCCTTGCCGGCCAGCTCCAGCGACTTCTGCTGTGCCGCGGCGATCGCGAACGATTCGCACTCGGCGGTGATCTTGCCCTTGCTGTCGGTCTCTACCTTCCGACGTAGCGACAGCTTCGCCCAGTTCGGCGGCGTCTGCGTGTGATCGCGCCAGCGCAGCATGAGCGCCCCGCCACGGAAGGCGTCTGAATAGGCGACTACGCGCGTCCGGCCGGAGCCAGTCGCGTAAGTCCATCCGGACGCATCCTGACGCTTCGCGCGGGGCATGGAATTGCTAGGACGCCTGCTTGAGCTGGCCGCGACGCTCGACGCGCACCGCGTCACGCGGGATGCGCCAGTCGTCGTTCATATCCTTGACCGCGCCCTCCAATTCCTTGTTCCGGCAGAGCCGGCGGACGGTGGCCTCCGGCATGTTGCGATGGAGCGCGAAGTCGGACACGGAGAGGAATGCCGTCTCGCGTTCGAGGTCAGCCAGCCGCTCGCGGAGCTCGGCCGCGCAGGACTGGAGCGCCGTGGCGACGGGATCGCTCGGCGCGCGCTTTACGCGCTGCTCGGCCTCCTGTTCCCACGACGCAGCGACTTTCTCAGCCGCGACGATAAAAAGATTCTTCACGCGGTCCTCCGATTGGCCTTGGGCTGCTGTTCGCGCCGCATGTCCTTCCAAGCGTTCATGACACTCTTGACCACTTCATGGAGCGAGTCGTTCGGCGTGAACACGCAGGTCACACAGACGCCGGTGTCGGCCAGCTCACGGTCGGTGTAGAACGCGTCGGGGCTCTCAAGGGCGGCGTCTGCCTCCCGGCGGACACCTTCCTCCATCAGCGGCGCGCAGCGTGCGGGAACGACGCGGAGCAGCATCAGTCGGCCACCCCGACAGCCTCTCGCTTCCGGCCGATGGCGTTCCCGTACTTGAGCAGCGCTGACACGACGGGGCCGAGAAATATCTCATACGCAAGGTTGCTGCTATTGGCAGCGATCAGCCGTTCCAAGCATTCGGCGCCCCTTAACATTCCACCCGGATCAACGCGATGCTCAGGTGCCGTCATTTCGTGAACGATGAGGATCTTGTCTGTGACGCTCGGGCGCGCGTCCACCACGAGCCGGTGCGCCTGCGTCCAGATCGCGATGTGCAGGTTGTGCAGCGCCCGCTCCTTGGGCGGCAGCGGATCGCTCGGCACGTCGTAGATGTCTTTCACGCGACGACCCTCAGCGTGGGGGCCTGAAAATCGGGAAACAGGCCGTACTGCTTTTGCAGTTTCAGCTTGAGCTCACCGATGTAATCGCTGAATTGGAGCACCGCTGCGGCTAGCTTTTCGATGAACTCTTCGTCGCGGTACTGGCGCACCAGTGCGGGTGGCAATACAGGATGCCACGACAGCGTATCCACCCACGCCCGCTCGCAAATCCAGAGTTGGCCCTGCACTTGCGCCTTGTACCCAATGCCATCGGCATCCAGGAGATAGCCGACGTGTGTTCCCGCGGCTGGCACCTTGATCTCCAACAGGCCATCCGTGCCGACAAACCGATCCGGCGAGCAGCCTGCGCGCCGATCGTCGCGAAGGACGAATCCCACGGGCAGGGTATCGGTTTCCTTCTGGAGTTCGTACCACGAGACCGCGCGCTGTTCGAGCAGGCTACCGCGGAGCATGAAGCCCGACGTGGCATTGTCTAGTGGCTCGCCGAGTAACGCCTCGGCGATGAGCTGGTGCGCGTAGCCGTCTGCCTGACTACTGAGCTTGAGCGTTTTCTCGGTGATGATCTTGTGAAAGCAGGAGGCCGTGGGGATCGCAATCCGTGATTGCGCCCATTCCGTTGTTCCCTGCTGCACGTCGAGGACGATCATGGTTGCGCCTTCCGGTTCTTCTTCGCTTTGAGCGCGTTTTTCGCTTCCTGGAAGCGCGTGGCGGGGAGGTCGCCGAGCTTCGGCACGGCGAGGAACCGGAGGAACCGCGCCCGGTCGGCACCGATCTCCTCCATCAGGTCCTCCAACTCCGTGAGCTGGTCGTCGCTGATAGGCGTCGGATCGACCTCGCGCGCTACGCCGTCCGAATCTTCCTCGGTCGTGTTGAGCCCGAGTACGGACTCCAGTGTCTTGCGCTGGGCGAACGAGAGCGCCGCGCCCATCTTCTGCTGGGGGCTCATGGCGCTTGGGTTGTCCACCGGCAGCGTGAAGGGCGCGCTCTCTGAGTGGCCGTTGACGTGGCGCAGCGTGCAGATACACGTCAGCATGGCACCGTCCACGCTGCTTGCCCACCCGTAAGAGAAGCCGTGCTTGATGAGCAGCGGCTTCACGATGCGAGCGATCTCCTCCAGTGGTGCATACTGGTATGAATAGGAGCCACCGCTTCGAGTAGCGATCTGCGCCGTCTTGTTTTTGCCGATGGCCGGACATTCTGCCTGGAAGGCCGTGAGTGCGCGGTTAAACTCCAGCGCCGCTTCGCGCTTCGTAACGCGCTCGTGGAGGTCTACCAGCTTCTCCAGTGCCTCGAAACCTGTGCCCTTCTCGATCGCGAGTTGCAGGAGTTGCTGGATAGACCCAACGCCACCTTCAGCCATCGACTGCACGCCGTTCCCACCGCGCTCGTCGCGCAGGGCCGGGACGCCGGTTTGGACTTCGGCGGCGGCGCTCATCTATCCCTCGCCTCATCATGCGCGTGATCGGCTCGGAACGCGGCGCGGTCTGCTTGGTAGTTCTCCTCACATTCCACGTCGCAGAACACAGTATCGTCGCGATTGGATACCGTGTGCTTGCCTTCCGGGTCTACGATCTTGCCGCAGTGGTCGCAGCGGTAATCACTGTTTGCGTAGCTCATCCTTGCTCCCTCATTCAGTCCTGCCACCAGTAGGCGATTTCTTTTCCCAGCCACCACACCAACACCGCCAGTAGCACCAACTGGAGCGCGAGCCTCATGCAGCCCTCAGCCGGAACGATCGTCGCTCTTACGCCACCTTGAACCTGGGCCTCGCGCAGGCGCGCGCGGGATGAACCACCGGGTACTCGTCCCACGTGCGTCCGTCCAGCAGCCGGCCGCCAGACTTGTAGGTCCGTCCGCCCCACTGCTTCCAGAAGAACGCGACCCCTTCGCGACGGCAGCGGTCGCGCAAACCGCGAGCCCATGCCGGATCGCACGCGCGGTGACGTGGCCCACTCTCGCCACCGCCGATCACCCAGTCGATGCCGCTCAGATCCAGATCGTCGAGCGGACCGAGCAGCGGCTCAGCCGAAATGAAGCGCACGGTAGCCTGCTGGATTCCGCGCAACGCATTCGCACGGCGAGCGACTTCCATGTTCTCGATGGATGTTCCCAGCCAGATGTTCGGACTCCATGGCAGTTCGTCGGCCAACCGCAGCGCGCGCTCCGGACGCTTGGTGAGCACCTGGAACTGATGCCAGTGCGCCTCGTGCATCACCTCGAACACGCGCCGGATCTGCTCAAGGCTGAAGTGCGCATGAAAGACGTCCGACATGCTGTTCACGAAGATTCGCATGGGGGTCTTCCAGCGCAGCGGCTGGTCGAGCCGCTCCTCCCAGAAACGAGGCGCGAAGGGGTCAGCGCGACCAGCGGCGGTGTCTTTCACCGGCGGGCGCGACAAGTACGTATCACGCACTTTGGTGTGTGCCAGCAGCAGTGCGTAGCAGTTGTCACAGCCGGCGGAGATCTGCGTGCAACCCGTCATCGGGTTCCACGTCGCGTTGGTCCACTCGATACCGGTCTTGGTGGAGCTCATGGGTTGGTAATCAGGCTGGCCGTTGGCAAGATTCGGTATTTATTCGGGAAACGCAATATGCTGCTAAATTGATGAGTACCAAGTCGTTGCACTTGGCAACGTAAGATCCACCACCGCCTGACTCAAATCCGGCGCCCCAACCTTCACGCCGCCCTTGTCGGGAGATGCAGTGCGATAAAGGCGTCGATCTTCGCGAGCAGACGCCGGCTCTCACGGTGTCCGCGCAAGACGAGATAGAGATGGTTCTCGCTGATGTCGTTGTCCTTTGCCCACCGCTGGGCCGATGTGCGCGCGAGCGCGAGCGCTGCCCGGAAACGCGCCTTGCGATCAGCTCTTTCCCGTCGTACCGTCCGGTTCATTCCTCACCCGTTAGTCTGTCCTGCGGGATGGGAAGATACAGCAAGAATTGGTGCGCGCAAGAGTTTTTTTCGTGTTCTCTCCCTTTTTAGCGTAATCCATTGGCAGCCAAAGACTTCGGGCCTCGTCTGTCACGAGCACTGTTCCTTTACCAGTCCCGGATCGGCCGGCGGGTGGGGTACGCCGAGGTAGGGAAGGCGGTCGCTCACGCCGAGCGACGGCCACGGCCCTATAGCGTCAATGCCGTATCGAGCTGGGTGAACGGCGAGTCTGAGCCGGGGATAGAAGCCATGCGCGCGCTCGCATCCGTGCTCGGCGTAAGTGTTGGCTGGCTTGCGTTTGGCGAAGGCGGCTCACCCGTTGGTGACACGGGGCACATCTCGCCAAACGCCGAACACCCGCCGCTCCCGCGCGCGCCCATCAAGCCAATCACTACGACCGAACGGTCAGCAGGACAACGAAAGAAAAAGCGGCGTTAGACGAGAAAGAGCGCTGGCCGAGAGGACGGCAACCGTACACCGCGGTCCGTTAGCCATACCTCAAGACGCTGATAGGCACCAATCCCGCATTCCGTCCGGCACTCGCCGTTATCGTCGTAGGCGATGAGGCACACTTCACCGCGAACGGTGCCTCCGGTGTGGTAGATCCCAGGTGCGGGAGGACTTGTCTGTGCGCTCTCTCGTCTCACGGGCAGCATCGCTCGGTAAACGTGTGGATGAGAAAGTACGATACAGACGTTTCCGCGCAAGGACACACATTGCCCATGTAGTAACGTTACCTAATGGGCAATCACCACCCGGGACCGCCGTAACTGGCTAGTTGCCGGTGCCGTTCTTCGAGATCGCGTCGCGGAGCCCGAACACGCCGAGCAGGATGCCCCCGGCTTGGACGATCACCTCCGGTGTCACGGCCGGCGCCGTGAGGACCACGCTGGCCGCGGTGAAGATGCCGCCCCAGACGGTTTTCGATTTGAGCAGTTTCTTGAAATTCATAGAGCCCTCGACTCGGTAGGTGTGGGAACTTCGGTTTGCAGCGTGCGGATTAATGCCTTCAAGCGGTCCATATCGAACAATGGGCCAGGGTCGTGCTTTACCTCAGCCTCGGGATGGCCCTTGGCACGCCACGCTTCTCGGATCACGGCGTGCGTCGTGAGACGGTCGAGCGTGATGGCGGGGTAGAGCTCCATCCAGCCCGCGACGACAGCCGCGCCGCTCACATATTGCGCGTCCACATACAGCTCTTTCCCATCGTTGCGGTTGGCGAACGCGAGGCCGAGCGAGAACTGGTTGACGTTATCGCGGCCGTCGAATGTTGAGACGCCGGCGTGCCACGCACGGCGGGATGGCTCCACGAACCGATAGACCGTACCATCGCGGTCCACGAGGGAATGATACGAGACCTTGCTTTGGGGCGAGCGAATCCAACTGATTGACGCTTGTGCGTCGGCGGCAGCGTCGGCGTGAATGACCACCGTATCCACCCGCACGCCCTTGGGCCGGACGCCGTAGTTCGGCGAGGCGATGGCCACAACTCTCATGTGCGCCTGTCGTATCCGTGCATGCGGTCTTGGGCGAGGCGATCGCGCTCCCGCTCTTCGAGCCCTTCGACCTTCTGCCGAATCTGGCGCACATCGCTGCGGAGTCCGTTCTCGCCGTCGGGGCCTACTACAAAGGCTCGGACTTCTGCGATGTCGGCCCGGACCTCAGTGAAGCTCTGATTCATCACTTGTGTGAGATTGGCGAATCGCCGATCATCGTTGCTCGTGCGATGCTTGCCCTTGTAGTGGGCGGTCACGGCGGCAGCGATGGACGTAGTGACCGTTCCAAAGCACGCTGCCAGCGTGATCCACAGTTCTTTGTCGGTATGTATGGTCGGTATGGTTGCCGCCGCAGCCTGCAAGAGAAGCATGGGGGTTCAGCGTTATGGGGAGGGGGGAGCAGAAGCCGTGGCGCGACGACGTAGAACCGTCTGCCGAACCTGTTCTTCCTTGCTGGCCTTGTATCGGGCGTTCGCGTCCGCGCGGAGCTTGGTGACGACACGATCAATCGCGTTGGTGCGCTCTTCATCGGTCGCCGCGCGGTATTCCTCGCTCGCCATTAACTGGCCCAACACCTGCTCGACCTGTGGGCCGATCTCGTTCACGAGCGTGCGGTATTCCTCATTCGTGCGCTTCAGGGGGACGCCGAGCATCCGTACCGTGCGGCCCGGTTTCCCGATAGTCGTCTTGAGCCGGGCGAGTTCGTCCAGCACGGGCGTTTCCCGCGCTCTACGGAGAGAGGCGGGAGACGCGATATCCCCGATGCGTTCCAGCGCTGTGCGCTGTGGCAGTTCGCCGAGGGAGCCCTGCGCCCGCGGCGTAGTAGCCCGTGCACCGAGCCGTGACGCGATGCGCTCGGTGAGCGTGACGGGTGCACGGCGGTAAGGGTTTGCCGCACTTGCCACCCGGCCGACGATCGCCGGCGTTGGGATCTGACTCGCGATGAGCGACGTGAGTTTCCGCTCGGGTTCTGTGATAGCGTCGAGCACTCGCCGAACGCCCATGAGGTACGTCTGCTCTGTGAGAAAGCGCCCGGTCTCGCCTGCACCCTTGAGCGCGATCTCGCCCGCCGTGGCGTCTGGTTCTTCAGCGTGTTGCGCGATGGCCGCGCCCATGAAAAGCGCACCAGTCCAGGGCGCGAGAAAGCGACCGTCTACCCAATAGTCGCCGACGCGGAGTGAATAGGGCTGCATCCCGCGCGCTTCCCAATCGCCACGTTCCTGCGGGTTCGTCGGATAGGCACCCGTGATTTTTTTGTCCTTTGCCAACTTGTAGCCGAGCGCCATCAACGTTGCGCCGACACCCTGAACGGCGACACGGCGGGCGAGTGCTTGGGGGCTCTCAGCCGTCAGGAAGCTCAGGAAGCCAATGGGCGACATGTTCGCGGTCTTGGCCGCGATCGAGGACGGCACGCCCGTGAACGGCAGTGTCATTTCCGCGAAATAGCTGCCGACCCTCCCAGAAAGTTGCGTCGCACGTTGCTTCTGCTGTGCGAGGGCCGATGCCGTGGGCTCTACCTTCGTGTCAGCCATCCGCTTGAAGGACTGCTTGAGGGCAGACGCTCCCTTCGCGAGCATCCCACGGTCCTTGAATGTCGCCCACATCGCGTCATCAGACGCCCGGGCGATCATTTCGTCGGTCGGGTTCTCGAAGTAACGCGCAGCGCGGGCTGCTAATTCCGCGCCTTTCGCCCCTTCCTTCATCGCCATCAGCTTTGCTTGGGCGTAGAGCGAACTATTGAGCGAGAGGAAGAAATACGGCCGGTCGGCTGCCTCTTGGACGGCGTAGGCGCCGTCCACCATCGCCTGAAGGGTCCTGTTTTTGTACTTCACGCGGTCGTATTCCAGCGCGTTGGCGACCTGCTCGGCGTCGAGTCGCGTGGAGAGCTCGTCCACAAACGTGCGGAGCGCACCGCCAAACTGGCCCTTCCGCATCTGTCGAAGCGCGAGGCCCGCGGCTTCACGCATCGGCTTGGTGCCGCGCCCAAGCCCGCGCACCATCGCGCCAATGCCCGACGCATCAAGGCTGGACGTGAGCGTGCGGAGTTCGGTCGGCGATACCTTGAAGCCCGTGCGCGCCGATTTCCCAATGGCGTTCAGGTAGTCGAATGCCACGGCCACCGGCTTTACGGCGAGTTCGTTGATGGCGTTCCATGCCGCGTTGCCGCCTGCTGCCTTGAGGAACGTCGAGGGGGCAGTAAGGAAGCCCGCCTTGAGCGCTGTGGTCGTTTTCTCGACGGCTGTGGCCTCGCGGAGTTCGGCGACGTAACGCGAGAGTTTTGCCTTGGCAAGCGCACAGGTCATCGGGGGCATAGTCAGGCGCCTCCACAGGCGAGGGTGGCTTCCTTGGCCAGCCGGCGAATCTCTAGCATCACGGCGTCAGGCATCGGGCGGTCGCCCAAGAGTTGCTTTCCGCGAATCAACCAGACGTCTGGGTCCAACGTCTGCCGAGCCATCTGGCGCAAGCCGCCGAGCGTGCGGCCGGCCTCCGCAGACTCGCGCACGATCGTGGCGAGTGCTTCGTCCGTCGCTTTCTGCGCGGCGCCCATAGTCCGCATCGCGGCCTCGATCTCGGCCGGCGACAAGTCTCCAGAGTTGATCGCGCGGGCGGCAGACTCGATGACGGCCGTGTTCTCCTGAACAACTTCCTTCAACGCCACAATCTGGTAGCCCTTAAGGTTCGTCAGCTTTTCGCGGTCGATCTGGAGCGGGTCAGCGATAAGCTCCTTGGCGAACTGCTCGCCAAGTTTCCGCTGTTCAAGGAACGAGACGCTGCCTTTCTCCAGTTGGCCAGCCGCGCGCAGTTCGTCCGTCCGCTGTTGGATACGCGACATGACTTCAGGGCGCTCGCCCCAGGTACGCCAGTTGATGAACGGGCGTGCGGCGCTCACCTTGCGCGCCTGTTTCGCCGCTTGGAGCGCGGCGTCGGCCTCGGTAAACGTCGCGCCATGCGTGCCGGTCAATGAGACGGTCGTGGCATTCTTCTCGGCGCCAAACCTCCGTTCACCGAACAGCTGCTCTGCGCGAGCGCGCACGGACTCGGCAACGCTTTCGGGCGCGAGCACCACGAACTCGTCGCCGCCGCGGCGGAACACCCGCTCGCCGACGCCATGTTCCTGTGCGGCCTGCCGGACCGCCGCCGCCACGTCCTTGATCGCTTGGTCACCAGCCTCTTGCCCGATGCGCTTGTTGATCTGTCCGAAGTTGTCAGCGTCGAATACGACAATGCGCGTCCCGGGGTCTGCCGCAGCGGCCGGGAGCGCGCGATCTAGTGCGGCTCGGTTCGCAACGCCCGTAAGTGCATCGGTCTCGGCCGCGCGCTGCGCGACGTTCCGAGCTTCGCGCTCCTGTTGGATCTGGTCCGTCAACTCCTTGACACGACGCTCCAGGTTCTCGGGGAGGGGAATCGTCTCGGGTTCTGTGGCTTCGCCCGCGCGCATGGCGAGCGGTCGGCCCTCCTCGATCGCGGCAGCGGTCGCACGGTCGGCAAAGACTGGAGGCGCATCGGCCCCGCGTGCACCGACCGCTGCCGCTGATGGAATGCGCGACTCTTGCCCGCCCATCGTGAAGCCTTCTGGGAATCGCTCAGTCGTTCCAGGCTGCGGCGTGTGCGGCGTTTCCGGCCCCAATTCTTCGTCCAGTATGCGCTTCAACTCACTGAGCACTGGGCTGGATTCGATCGTCTCAGGAGTGACGGGCGCCGGTTCGGCTGGCATCTCACCCTTGGGCCGACGCCGGATGCCGCGTGCCGCAGTCTCAGCCTGCCGCTCTACCACGTCCGCCGGTCGCTCGATGCCCTCCAGGGGCTTCGTGCGCGCAGCGGCCTTCCGGTCGAAGGCTTCCCCGAGCCGGGCCGCGAAGTCGGACGTCGCCTGCGCCTCTGGCGTCAGGGGTTCTGGTGGCAGTCGAGCGCCGCGAGGCTGGGCGGTCCCGGCTTCAATGGCCCCACGCTCTAATTCCTGCGCGAACGCCATGCGTTCCGCAGCCTCACGGGCACCCGTACTTGCGGCAGGCGTTACTGCCGGTGCTCGGCGAGCAGCACGGAATGGGGCGGAAACGGCCCGTGGCGCCGCTGCGAACCCAGCGCCAAGGGTTGCACCCACAGCAGGATCCTCAGGGCTGTATGCGGCTCCTACAGCCGCGCCGGCCGCGATTTGGGCGGGCAGCCGAGCAGTGGCCAGTGGCAGGGTGATGACGTTGGCAAGTGTCTGGAGTGCTGCCTCGGCGCGCTCTCGCGGCTCGACGGGGGCCACGTAGCCGTGGTCGGGAGGTAGCCCTCCAACCTTCGCCCCGTAGAATGTTGGGGGCGTGCTCGCCCGCCGCTGGGCATCTTCTTCACTGAACGGGGCTGTGAGTCGCGAGTATGACTCGATCGGCGCCGTCACGATGTCCTTCGCCATGCCCTTGAGGGTCGCGCCAGGCCGCTCCCGCAGTTCGGTCGCGAACCCGCCCAGCGCGTCCGCCAGCCGGCGGAAGTAGCCCGGTCGCTCCGGCTTCGTAACGACCGCGCCGGACTCCAGCAGCATCGGCGCCCCGCTTTCGAGCATCCGGCGCCGACCCGTGCTGTCTGCCGCCGTGAAGGCGCTCTCGCGCACGGCCTCATACGGCTCGGCCGTCGAAATCGGGCGGTCGCCCGCGACTTCGCGCTCCAGCGGCGACGGGGCGCGCGACGGACGGATGGTCGCCAACGCCGAACGGTCAGGGACGCCCGCCGGGAGTTCGACGCTTGCCCGCTCATCAGCGGCGAGGTCGGCGAAGGGGTTAGGACGCTGCGCGCGTTCTTGTTCCGCTAGATCGGCGAACGGGTTCCGCCGTTGCCGCTCAGGCTGTACCGTAATAGGGGCGGTCATCTGTCAAGCGGAGGGCGAATGACGGCACTGCGGCGGTTATTGGTGGGCTTGGCTATCGCTTCTGCAGCGGTGGCTTTCTGGGCGTTCGTTTGGCCGACTCCTTGGGTATATCGGCAACTCGCTGGCAGTGGGACGCTGGTGCGCGTACATCGCATCACTGACCGCACACAGATGCTCGGAGAGACAGGATGGCGTGGTCTGAGGGCGAATCCGTTCAGCGATCTCGTTGTGGAGGAGCAGAAGGCGAACGATTCTGGCCAAGCTGCCGCTCTACCTCGGCGATAGTCACGGCACTTACCCCAGAAGCGCGCAGTTCGTCGAGTGTGCCCTCACCCTTCTGTATCCGCTCCACAGCGCGCTGGACGATTGTCGGTGTTTGGCGCCCGCCACCCAACACAGTGTCCACTTCCCGCGTCGCCTGCTCATGTGCCTTGTCGAGCGGCATGCCCGGCTTGGTCAGTCCAGTCCCAGGGTCGCGGGCCGGTCTGACGAGTTCCTGAACTCTGCGCCAGACGGCGGCTTGCCGGCGATCCTCGTCCCGTTGATCCTCTCGCGCTTCAGGATTGGCGCGCCGGAAGGGCTTCTTGTCCGGTCCCGTGACTGGATGCGTTGCGCCCGTGCGCGGATTCACGCGGTACAGATAGCCCTGATCGTCGGTTTGGATGGACCATGACTCTGACGGCTCACGCGGGAACAGGATGTTGTCCGCAAGCGCTGGGTTCTCGACGGCGGCGCGGGCCTTCTCTGGTGTCATGCCGGCGGCGATATAGGCCGCGACTTTGCGGTCGCGTTCGCCCGCTTCTTCCTGTTGCCGGAGTTCGGCGGCGAGCTGCGCGCCGGCGACCTGTCGCTCCCATGCACGGGCTTCCTTTGTGCCCCATGTATCGACGTAGCCCTCGCCTGCAGGACTGTCAGCGTTGACGTAGCGGTCGCGCGGGGACATACGGACCTCACGACCAGGGCCGCGCTGAGGTGCCGGCCTCGGCGGACCGCCGAACGTTCCGGTCGCTGGATTGAAGGCGCCCGGTGTCGTGTCACTCGTCGGCTCAGTCCGACTCGCGTGGCCAGCCATGCCGCCCATGGTATCAGGCCCACCGGCGGTCGGACCTGTAGGCGCCATGCGCGTCGTCGCTGGAGCGCGCCATAGTGGATCTGGGTCGGGTCGCCGCGGCGACGTGCCGCGGAGGTTCGCCCCGAGGTTCCGCGCGAAAGAGTCCTCAGCGAGCGGTGACACCGGCGGCTGCGGCCGTGCCGCGGGTGGCCGTGTGAGCTCGCCCGCGAGCGCTGTTCCTGGCGCCCCGATCTCGGGGAAAAAGACCGTCGGCTCTTTGGGCTGCGGGCCAGTGCGGTAGCCGGAGAGCGCCAAGTCGGCCGCGTCGCGTCGGGCCTGCCGATCGCGGTCCTCCATCGCCATGCGCCGGTCCTCGGCGCGCTCGCGCTCCATGTTGGCTTGCCGGCGTCGATCACGGTACATCTCCAACGCATCAGCCACATACGCCGTAATTGGCGTGCCGTACTCGGGCAACACTTGAGGCGAGTAACGGCTCATCGCATACCCCCTGTTCTTGGGGTTAATGCACCGGCGAGGCGGACGCCGCTCCCGATGAGGTCTGCCTTGTACCGCCGCCGCGCATTCCGCTCGGCGGTCTCGCGGTCCAGTTGGCCAGCCACGAGGTCCTGATAGTCCTGCGTCCGGTTCAGGCCGTACTGGCCCAAGTACTCGTTCTGTCGCTGGCGCATGCCCGTGGTCTCAAGCGCGGCGCGGTTGATATCCGCTAAGTACGAGCGACTCAGTTCATTCGCGATGTAACCGCGGTCCTGGTCGTAGAAGCCCGTGTCCATCCGACCGGAACCCACGGCCCCGTAGGCATTGTCTCTGAGTGCGTAAGAGAGTTGCTTCCCGAAGTCTGAGAACGCGCCCGCTGAGTACTCCTTGAACGCCGCGCCAGGATCGAAGGCCGCATCCCGCTCAAGGAATCGGTCCTCGATCTGCGGTGCGATCTGGCCCGCCCGATCCATGGCGCCCGTGTACGCTTGGGACGCGGCCGACGGGCCGGGGCGCGAGCCGCGAAACAGCCTACTGAGCCATGACACTGTGTGCCTACCCTATGGTGTAGGTGATGAACGCGATATAGACGCCCGAGTAGGCCACGAACTGGATCGGCGGCTCGCCAACGGCGACCCGTTCGGACCCGGAACTCGAACGCAGGAACGTGTCAATGCTGGTCTTGAGGGTGGCGATGTCCGCCTCCTCAATAATCTCCACGCGGATCTGGGAGAGCTTCACTTGTTGCTCCCCGTGGTCATACTCTCCAGGACGACCTCGTACTCGACTTCGACGCCTTCGACGGCGACGTAATCGGCACCGACGCCGCCTGTGAGTGGCGTGGCGGGCATCGCCGTGACAACGCCTGTTCCGTCGTTCCCCGGCGCGTTGGCCGCCGTCACACGCGCCGCCGCGTCAGCGTTCGCTGCGATCGCAGCGCTCACCTGTGCGGCCGTGGATGTAATGACGCTGGCACCGTCGGTAGCGAGATTCACCGTGATCGCGTTGTCGGACACGCTGACCGAGAGTGACGCGCTGGGCGTCCCAGGGTCCACGTAACGGATGGTGATGTCGTTCCCACGCGGCCCTTTCGTGACTGCGGTGAACAGGAGATCGTTGTTCGTGCCTGTGAGTGCCGTCGTGAGCGTGGCCGCCACGGCTGTGAACTGTGTTTCCACCTTCACCTGGAT